TTTTGCAATTCCTGCATGGTTTCTCTCCTCGTGTATATGGCGCGGCTCTCGGAAGAAAGCCGCCTCATGTACAGCTTCGCAGTGCGCGGGCGGCGCTAACGCCTGCCGGCGCACTGCTGGGTAATTCGTACTGCACCGGGATTCCAACCGGCATAACCGTTGCTGTTCTTGGCCGTCTACGCCTCACCCTGTTCACCGTGAACCGCGCTTTGGCGGACTGGATACGGTAGAGACACCGCGCAGCGCTGCGGCCGTGCCCGCAGATGCGATTGAGCCGGACGAACACCCAACATAGGCGGGTGAGCAACATCGGCATTGGGACGAATTGTTAAAGGGCGATCCGGCTGGGCCGGTGGCGCGGCGATGTGCTGCGTTGGATTCAAATATAGGCAAGCCGATTATTTGTGTCAATAGGAAAACCGATATTTTTATACGAGAATCAATTTTGGGGCTGTTCGGTGGGGCGGTTTCGTTACGCTTTCGGGATGGAAATGTTCAACCAGATGCCGAACGTTGGCTTTTCTGGTGTGCCGCCGAACGCTAGGCCATGGCAATCCACATCGGTGAATTCATGGCCAAGGTCGGAAACCGTTTGTCGGAGAGAACGGGCATCGTGCCGAGATAGATAGCCCATAGTAGTGCCGCGATAGACCACTTTTACTGCATGATGGTCATATGGGTTGGTGTCCTCAGGAACGAGGCGTAAAGGAATGTGTCTCCCTTCCTGACTCACGGCATGACGTATCGCCGCCTGATATGACGATTCGCCGACAATGGGGAATCGAAAGTCGTCTCCCGTGCTCAATTTTTTGGAGAGATCAATCGATGCGTGCCTGCGACTGTTCTGGTTGAGCTTCAAGAACGCGACGACGGTTACGAAAATGAACGCGATGAATAGGAACTGCCACATGCAACACTCCGAATGACTTCAGCTAGTCCACACTACATGGTTGACACGACGCAATCTATCGGGCGAAACTACTGTACAAATAAACAGTAATAATCGCACCGAGGCTTCTACGATGCATCAGTCTCAACCTAAGTTGCGCTGCAAGCCTGGAGACTTAGCGCGAATCAAAAAAGCATGGAACGAACTGCTGGAAGGTAGGCTGGTGTTCATTCGCAGGGCATATTCAGCGACCGAATGGCTCGTGTACTTATTGGATGGCCCTGCGTTTTCGGTAAGCGAAGATCGTTGCCACCTTGTTGTCGCGCGCTCGATGATCGCTGATGATTGGGCGCTGGAGCCCGTCGGCGGTCAGCGCGCGAGCGAAGAGGATGAGGTTACGGATTCAGCCTACCTACCGGCTCGCCGTCCTGAGGAATCATTCGTAGTATCAAAGTGAAGGTCGACGACGGCTCTCCTGCGCGGTCTGCCTTCAGAATCGCATCAATCAAATCTTTCGCCCCAGCGCTCGCTGCCGCGATCGCTTCGTCGTAGCTTCCCTTAGTCGTTTCGCGCACCTCGCGCTTTCCCTTACCTTCGGCCAGCCACAAAGCGGACACGCCGAGAACCTCTGCCATGGCAGCAGCCTTGGCAGAACCGCTGTACTCGTCATTCTCGAGTTCAGAGATCGTTGCCTGCTTAAGTCCGATCTTGTCCGCCAATTCCTTCTGCGTAAGGCCCGCTGCTTTTCTTGCGTCGCGGAGTCGTCGGCCGAATGTGGTGTTAGGTGTCATATAGGCATTCTTATACAAACTAACATCGGTTTGCCTATTGACTTTAAACATCGGCAAACCTATATTTGTCGACATGGATCTCCAATTCATCACCCTTGAACTGAAACGCTTTGGCATGAGCCAAGTGGACATCGCGCGCGCGGCCGACTGCTCGCAACCCACGATTTCCGAGATTCAGAGCGGGCGCCTTGGTAAGAAGCGGCCATCGTATCGCCTGGCCCTTTCGCTCAAGGATCTATATGAGCGCTGCTGCGTCGCGGCGGGGGAAATGCCAAGAACCGACGCGCCAGGAAAACTAGCTGGCGGCGCTTCAGGAGAGAGCAAGTGAAAGAGCCGATCGATATGCGCGGCACCCAGCAGGAAGCGTTCCGAACGGTAACTCGCGAATTTGACCGAGTCTGGGCGGCGCTTGAGGAATTCAGGGCCTCAATCACTCGCATTGACGGCGTATCGCCGATTCGAGCATCGATGCTGGCGCGAGCGCTGGCGATCACTTTCAGCGAAACCATGTTCGAGGACAGCAAAGAGTGGACGCTGATCTCCGAACTGGAAAAGTCCAAGGACGAATTCTGGCGCATGGTCGGAGCTGCTCTCAAAGATGAGTTCCGTCAAAGCCTGGTGAGGACCAAATGACCGATCCCAATGAGTTGTGGGAACAGAAGAAGCGCGAGGTCGAGAAGCAACTGCCTCGCGATGTACGTGAGGCGAAGCGAAAGAGCCGGTTCGAACGCATCAACGGCAAATTGCGCCTGAAGACTACGAATCCGCGACGCCGCATCAAGAGGCGGCTCATCGAGCAGGCCTCGCTGGAGCACTTCGAAGACACCATCGGCGTGAACATGCGCCTCTTCATCAAAGATCGAATGGAGCAGAAATGACCAACGCCGCGAAGGTGAGCATCGAAGTTGACGGCACCGGCCGTGGACACGTCGAAGTTGATGGCGTGCGAATTCCGCGAGTGCAAAGCGTGACGACTCGGATTGTCGCCGGCGATCAAGCAGAGGTTGCACTCACGTTGGCTATCGCCGGTACCGCAAAAGTCGAGTACGCCGCCGCCTCGCTTCAAATCGGCGGCGTGGTTATTCCGGAAGCGCTCGAAATCTCGCTTTGGCGCTACCTGGCAGAGAAGTACGGCCGCGAAATCGACGTTACGACATTGGAGTCGATTTCGCGTGAAAGAGAAGTCCGGGGGCGTTAGACCCGCTCTATCTGAAGGCCAGTTTGCAGGATTGAGAACGTTGTATCGCTGAGGCGACTCAGCGTGCGTCCGTCGGAGAGCTTGTAGTCCTTTAAGCCATAGACGACGCCTGCTCCGTCCATCGAACCCGCGTTGATCGCTTTTTGATGCACGAGCACCAGATAGACATTCCCCTGATCGTCCTTCGCTTTGAATTGTTCGGTAATCATGAGACCCCCGATGGATGTTGTGTTGTACGAAGTGATGAGCGCACAGCTTAGCACCGTCGGGGGACTCGCCAGATTTAGCAGTTTTCATGAGGCCATCGTAGCGGCCTGAGAAGCAAATAAAAACGTTCGAGGAACACGCACATGAACATCACCGACGCGGCACATGCACTGGTTCACGACTATCCCGGCGGTAGCGAGTCGCTCGCGCCGCGTCTGGGCATGTCGGCGGCCGTCCTGCGCAACAAGGTCAATCCGAACAACGACACGCATCACCTGACGCTGAACGAAGCGGTGAAGGCGACGGATGTGACGGACGACGACCGCATTCTCCAAGCATGGGCCGAGCAGCGTGGTTACGCCCTGGTGAAGATCCCGCAGCTTGCCGAGTGCTGTGACTCCGCGATTGTCGAGCTGATGGCGAAGGCATGGGCGACGCATGGCCTGGTGGGCAACGAGATCGTCAAGACGCTCGACGACGGCCGCGTCGAGCAATCGGAGGTCGCTCGTGTGAAAGGGCGGATCTTCAACCACGCGCAAGTCCTGTTCAGCATCACTGCACGTCTGGAGGGCATGGCCGAATGAGCTGCGAAACCATCAAGACTGCGGCAACGGTCGATGGGCCGTACTACCGCGCCGACATTGAATCGATTCGCGCGGCGAGCGGCGCGTGGCAGATCCGCAAGGACGGCACGCTGACCATCCATACCGACCACGTTGCCGCGCCGAAGCCTGCCATCTGCGGTAGCTGTGGGGCGGCGAAGAATCCCGACGGTGCGCTGCCGTGCGACCACTAAGGAGCCTTCGATGAGTTCACATCGAGTCAATCAAGCGTGGGGCGTTGAGCTTCGCCACACCGAGAAGATCGTGTTGCTGGCGCTGAGCCACCACGCCGTCATGTCGACGGGCGAGTCGTCACCGAAGGTCAGCCGCCTGGCGCGTGATTGCGGCATGTCCGAGTCCGCCGTGCGCGATTCGATCAAGTCACTGGAAGCGGCAGGCCACATCACGACGGCGCCGATTCGCCGTGGCGTGACGCAGTTCCGCGTCAACGTAGGGGGTGAGCAGTGAGCGCCAACAAGATGCCGTGGTTCCGGATGTACACGGACTTTCTCAACGACCCGAAGCTCATCAGCCTGGCGTTCGAAGATCAGCGCCACTTCATCGGCCTACTGGCACTCAAGGGTGACGGCACGCTCGACAACGAGTGTGCGCCAGAGCTTATGACCCGCATCGTCGCGCAGCGCTTGTGGATCAATCATGACGTGATCGGCGCGGTGAAGGAGCGCCTTGTCGCCGCTGGCCTGATTGACGACAGTTGGCAACCGTTGGCCTGGGACAAGCGCCAGATGCGCAGTGATGCTGACCCTACAAATGCGGAGCGCCAGCGGCGCCATCGCCAGAAGAGTCAGTCAACTGCGGGTGAGGCGGGCAGTAACGGGAAAAGTAACGAAAGCAGTAACGCGTTACGTAACGAATCCGTAACGGGCTTAGATACAGATACAGATACAGAAGAAGAGCAGAAGAAAGACATAACGCACTCGCGCAAGCGCGGTGCTGATGCCTCTGGCAGCACCGATGTGGCGAAGCCGCTGGGCGAGAAAGACCTGGTCGCCGAAGGTGTTGACCGGCAGCACGCCAAGGACTGGCTGACGATTCGAAAGGCGAAGCGACTGCCGCTCACGCCGACGGCATGGGCCGACATCGCCACCGAGGCCGAGAAGGCGGGGCTGACGCCACCGGCGGCGGTGGAGGCGGCAGTTAAGGCCGGGTGGGCTGGATTCAAGGCAGCTTGGCTGCAAAACGCTGATGGACGTTCGCCGCCGGCTGCCGGGTCTGGGCTCAACAAGCAGGAGCAGCTTGAGCAGCGCAACCGTGAAATTGCAGCGGCACAGGCCGCGCGCGTGATGTCGGGAGCGCCAGCATGAAGCCGACCGATTCGACTGAGTTCTTCGCGCTCATCAGCAACGTCTACGCCTTCTACCGCCAGGACTACTCGGAATTCGTCGGTCAGGTGTGGTGGGGAGCAATGCAGGTATTCGACTTGGCGGCTGTGAGCGACGCACTTGGGCGCCATGCCGCAAACCCGGACGCCGGCCAATTCCTGCCGAAGCCTGCCGATGTCGTGAAGATGCTCCAGGGCTCTACGCAGGATTCTGCCCTACTTGCTTGGCACAAGGTCGACAAGGCCATTCGCGAGGTTGGCACGTATGCATCGGTGGCATTCGATGACGCGCTGATTCACCGGGTGGTCTTCGAGATGGGCGGTTGGGTCTCGCTCGGCACGAAAGACGAATCGGAATGGCCGTTCGTGAAGAACGAGTTCGTGAACCGGTATCGCGGGTATCGAGGTCGCAGCCAAGTGCCGGAATACCCGCCGCTGCTGATTGGTATCGCAGAGACCACGAACACGCGAGCGGGATTTCAGTCGCAGGGGCCGGTTCTGATCGGTAACGCTGACGCGGCCCGCGCTGTTGTGGATGGTGGCAGCGATACGCCGCTGGTGGGATACACGCGGATAACCGGTGCCGACATGCCGCAGCTTGCGCGCTCAAGCGAGCCTTTGAGGCTGATTGCGTGACTCAAGCCGAGTGCTGGCGGCGCTTCGAGGAAGCGGCAAGGGCGGCGCTCGCAGGGCACGGCAATGTGGCGAGTGCCTTTATCGCTGCGGTGCGGCGGCGCTATGGCGACGAGGTAGCGGAAAGGCAGGAAAAGGAACTGAGGGCGTACATCGCCCACCTACGGGAGAAAGGCAAGTGACCAGAAAGGGGCTGACGTTTCCGGAGGACGCCGTGAGCAACGGGCGTGTGGGCACCGCCCGCATCCGCGCACAGATTGGGGCGACGGCCGCAGTGCTGGCCTCGCCTGCGCCGGCACCTCTCACGGCGCCGTTGCTGGGTATGGTGACCAAGAAGCCTCCCAAGTATCGCAACGAGAAGTGCGAGGTCGAAGGGATCAAGTTCGATAGTCGCCGCGAGGCCGCACGCTGGGTAGCCCTGAAGGGGCAGGAGGAGCAGGGCCTGATTTCGGGGTTGCGGCGCCAGGTTCGGTTTGAGATCGCTCCGGCGGTGGTGATTCAAGGTCGCAAGCGACCAGCGCGCTACTACGTGGCCGACTTCGTCTACTTGCGCAGCAGCGAGGAAGTGATTGAGGACGTGAAGGGGCACCTGACGGCCGAGTACCGGCTGAAGCGACACCTGATGGCCGCCAAGGGATTGACGATTACGGAGATCAAATGAAGAACGTGATTCTGGATTGCCTGGATAAGGGCGAGTGGTACACGCGGCCAGCCATTGTCGATCTAAGCGAGGGTTCGAAGCGCTTGGTGGTGAGGCTGATAGATGAGCTTGTGGCCGAAGGGCTGCTGGTCAAGCGAAGTGGCTTGCGTGCGGATGAGTTCAGCCTCGCGATCACCACTCCGAAGACCGACATCCGCTCAACTTCGAACGTCGATGCCACGCATTTCGCCTCCCCGGCGCCGAGGCTATCGATTGCAGGTGCCGCCTACCGACCGAAATGGAAGCGCCTCAAGGCATATGGCGTATATGCGTTTTCGCACCAACGCCTGTGCGAGGAAGTGCGATGAGCGCCGGGTACCGCCCCAAGGGCCAAATGGCGGGGAGCCCGCCGAGATCGAAACCCGGGGCAGTCGATGTAGTGAATCAGCCGGCGCATTACACGCAACATCCGAGCGGCGTCGAGTGCATCACGATTACTGAGCATATGGGCTTCAACCTTGGGAACGCCATCAAGTACATCTGGCGTGCCGATTTGAAGAATGATGCGATCGAGGATCTCAGGAAGGCCGAATGGTACATCCGGCGAGAGATTCAAAAGCGAGAGCGACAAGCGTAATGCAACGAAAGAAGCCTATGACACGCACGGGGTTCAAGCGCGCAGCGTCAGCGGCGCTAAGCCCGTTCAGTGGCAGGGCGGCACTCAAGGGAACGACGTTCAAGCGCAAGGCCCGTAAGAAGCGAGTAGGCCATGACATGGCGGCGCTTGCCGCGTGCGCGGGCCAGCCGTGCTACTTGCAGATACCCGGGATCTGCTGCGGCGACAAGGAAACCGTGGTGCCGGCGCACCGCAACGAAGGAAAGGGAATGGGGCTCAAGACCCCCGACAAACTTACAGTTCCGGCGTGCTTCACATGCCATGGCGAATATGACCAGGGACACCGACTTACCCGAGAAGAGAAGCGAGGATATTTCAATGCTGCATACGACCGATGGGCACCGTACCGCGACCGAATGCTTGGACTGGAGACCGAGGGCGATGAATGAACAGGACTTGCACGCGCTTTGCCTGCAATACGGCCAGTGGTGTCGCACGCGTCGCTTCTTTGCTCCGCCGCTGCCACGCAGCCTGCTCGCACAGTTCCAGCCGCGCACGGGCGCCGGCGTCGAACCCGATGCGGATCTCGTGCCGGAAATGCAATTCTTCAATATGGCCGTGCATGCGCTGGCTGACGATCATCCCGAAGATGCAGCGTGCTTCACGCTCTACTATTTCCACGATGTGCGGCCGGTGAAGAAGATCGCATCCGCCATGGGCATCTCGCGGCAGGCCGTTTACAAGCGGTTGCACGCGCATGCTGCTCGAATCGAGAAGGCAAGGCACCTGATCAAGCGAGTCCACACTGGGCAAAGTGTCAACCTGTAGGTTGACAAAATAGTGGTTGTCACTTTGCCCTGATTTCCCTACCATTTCTGAAAGGCTGAATCAGTGCCACCAAAGCCCGCGACGGTGAAATCCGCGCGGGCTTTTCGTTTTCTTGCGTGTCTCCTCCTCGACGAAAGTCGTTAGCCCGCACCGCTTACGCGGCAGCGGGCATTTTCTTTTATGCCTCGACTGAAGACATTGGGTTCGCGATTGCCCGCGATGAAAAGCAGGGTTGCGATAGCTGAGCCGATGTCATGGCGAGCAGGGAAAAGCGGGAGCGCGGCGCGTGGCTACGATTACGCGTGGCAGCAACTGCGTGCCAAGCACCTTGCATCGAATCCGCATTGCGTGTTCTGCCTGCGTGACCTCGGTATGTCGGGCATGTCGCCCGCTGCTGTGGTGCTCGCATGCGCTGCTCGTGGTGTGGCCGAGCCGCTGGGCAACATTGGCGACCACATCATTGCGCATCGCGGTGATGATCGGCTTCGACTTGATCCCACTAATGTTCAGACACTGTGTAAGACGCATCACGATAGCGAGAAGCAGCGATTGGAACGCGCTTGCCGCTAACGCTATGTTCGCGTCTTAACGCTATATAAACACTCGATGGGAATATGGCGAGGGTTCATTTGCACATTATTTGTGCAGGTGGATTTGGGTGTCGGTGAGCATTATGCAAATGCGAATCAATATCATTTAATTTGGCTGGAAATCGGCGGGACGGAGGGGGTGCCTAAAGTTTAAGCACACCGTTGGCCTAGACCGACCGTTCCCGCACGCGCAGAAAATTTCCCCTTTTGGAGTTTTTGTTAATGGCCTTCAACAGCAAAAAGCGGCTGTTTGCTGATGCTGTTTTGGCCGGGAAGTCCAATAAAGACGCGGCAATCGAGGCGGGCTACAGTCCCGCTACAGCGTCGGCGGCGGGGTCGCGCCTTGTTAAAGATAAGGATGTCGTCGCGTATCTGGCGCAGCACATGAAAAAGCCAGTCGCGAAGCAACCGGCGGCGTCGAAAGCTGGTAAGGCTACGGTGGCGCCCGACGCTGCGGCAGTGACGGCGGTTGCAATGGCGGCAGGTTTCGATCTGCACGCGATATTGACGTTCAAGGATCCGAAGGAATTTCTCCTGGCTGCGATGAATGATCAACAGACTGAGCCAAAGCTCCGTGTTGATGCAGCCAAAGCTCTATTGCCGTTCATGCACCAGAAGCTCGGCGAGGGCGGTAAGAAAGACGCGCAGAAAGACGCGGCCAAAAAGGCCGGTGGGGGACGTTTTGCGTCCGCATCGCCGCCGAAGTTGGTTGCCTCCGGCGGGAAGAGTGTTTGATGCCCGAGTGGACAACAGCATGTCCGGATTGGGCGGATCGGTTGCGGCGTGGTCGGTCAATCATCCCGGCGCCGATCTTCCCAGACGAGGCGGAGCGAGGATTGGAAGTCATGCGCTCGCTCCGCATCGTCGACGCTCCGGGAAGTCCGACGATCGGTGAGGCGTCAGGTCAGTGGATCTTCGACCTGGCAGCGACGGTGTTCGGTGCCTACGACGTCGACAGCGGCCGGCGGCTCATCACGGAGTGGTTCGTGATGTTGCCGAAGAAGAACTTCAAGTCCGGGCTTGCGGCGTCGATCATGCTCACCTGCCTGATCCGCAACTGGCGTCAATCGGCGGAGTTCACGATTCTGGCGCCCACGCTGGAGGTAGCGAACAACAGTTTCGGGCCGGCGAAGGACATGGTTTCCTTCGAGGAACCGGATGAGGATGACCAGTTGGCCGACCTCATCCACGTGCAAACGCACATAAAAACGCTGACGCACCGCGAGAAGGGCGCGACGCTGAAGGTTATCGCCGCCGACCCGAACACGGCCGCCGGGAAAAAGAGTGTCGGTACCTTGGTTGAGGAGCTTTGGCTCTTCGGGAAGCAACCCAACGCGAAAGAAATGCTTCGAGAGGCGCTCGGCGGTCTTGCATCGAGGCCCGAGGGCTTCGTCATCTGGATCACGACGCAAAGCGACGACCCGCCGGCTGGGGTGTTCAAGGAAAAGCTGCAATACGCACGTGACGTCCGTGACGGAAAGATCCATGACCCTCAATTCCTTCCGATCATCTACGAGCACCCGCCCGAGATGGTTGAGTCGAAGGAGCACCTCCTTGTAGAGAACCTTGGGATCGTCAATCCCAACCTTGGATACTCGGTCGACCGAGGATTCTTGGAGCGAGAGCATCGGAAGGCTCGCGAAGAGGGCGAGGCCTCTCTTCGAGGGTTTCTGGCGAAGCACGGAAACGTAGAAATCGGCCTAGCGCTGCGAAGTGATCGCTGGGCGGGCGCAGATTTTTGGGAGGCTGCGGCGAAGACGCCGAATTTAACCGTCGAAGAGCTGAAAGCGCGCTGTGAGGTGATTGCGGTGGGTATCGACGGGGGCGGGCTGGACGATTTGCTTGGCCTTGCGCTTGTTGGCCGTGAGAAAGGGACGCGCAACTGGCTCGCGTGGACTCACGCATGGGCTCATCCAACCGTCTTCGATCGCCGTAAGGAAATAGCCGAACGGCTACGCGACTTCGAGAAAGAGGGCAACCTGACCGTCGTGGAGCAAATCGGCGATGACGTGTCTGACGTCGCTGCGATTGTCGCTGACATCGAGGCTGCGGGCCTTCTCTTCAAGGTTGGCGCGGATCCGGCTGGCATCGGTAGTGTCCTTGACGCGTTGGCCGACGCGAAAGTGCCGGAGGAGAAGGTGATCGGCATTTCGCAAGGATGGAAGCTGTCCGGAGCTATCAAGACGGCCGAGCGGCGCATTGCTGCGGCATGCGGCCGGCGGCTCGACGACGGCCAGGTGGCGGACGGCATGTTGATCCACGGCGGGCAGCCGATGATGGCATGGTGCGTTGGCAACGCACGCGTCGTCCCTGTAGGCAATGCCGTGAATATCACCAAACAAGCCAGCGGGACGGGAAAGATTGACCCGCTGATGGCAATTTTCGATGCGGTATCGCTGATGGCGCTCAACCCTCCGGCTCAAGGGCCGTCGGTGTATGAGTCGCGCGGCATCCGATTCCTCTGAGGTGTGAATGGGTTGGTTAGATTTCGTCCGGGGTGAGAAAAACCCGGAGGCGCCCGCTCGCCTCGCGGAACCGACTTTCGAGCGTGCGTCGCCGCCGGTAGCACCGCGAGCCGAGTCGACACCCGGGCACGCCTTCGAAGGCCTCGACGATCCGAACCTTCTCGAATACATCCGTAATGGAGAGTTGAACGGTGGAGTCGCGGGGCGCGAGGCGAAGGCGCTGCGAAACATGGCCGTTCTTCGGTGCGTGACGCTGATCTCGCAGTCGATCGGCATGCTGCCGCTGAATCTTATCGAGAACAACGAGACGAAGCGCACGCTGACTGAAAACCCGTCGCACCGCTTGCTGAAGTATCGACCGAACGACTGGCAGACGCCGATCGAGTTCAAAAGCCTTTTACAGTTGCGCGCGTTGCTCGATGGTCAGTCGTTCGCTCGCGTCATCTGGTCGGGAAATCGCCCGATACGGATGATTCCGATGGATCGCGGTTCAACGAAGCCGCGCCTCACGGAAACGTGGCAGATGGTCTACGACTACACGACGCCTGGCGGAAATCTGATCACGCTGCCGGCGCGCGAAGTTTTTCACCTGCGCGATCTGTCACTGGATGGCGTGAACGGTCTTTCCCGGCCACGGTTGGCGAGAGAGGCGCTAGAACTCGCCGAGCAGGCTGAGCGCGCAGCGTCCCGCACGTTTCGCACTGGCGTAATGGCAGGTGGCGCCATCGAATACGAGAAAGAGCTTTCGGATGGCGCATACAAGCGCCTGAAGGAGTCGATCGCTGAGAACCACTCGGGATCTGAAAATGCCGGTAGCTGGATGCTGCTGGAAGAGGGCGGAAAGGCGAAGCAGTTCACGGCGACGGCGGTGTCCGCACAGCAGATCGAGAACCGAAATCACCAGATCGAAGAGGTGGCGCGCATGTACGGCGTACCGCGTCCGCTTCTGATGATGGATGACACGAGTTGGGGCAGCGGCATTGAGCAGCTTGCCATCTTCTTTATTCAATACGGCTTGTCGCCCTGGTTCGTTTCGTGGGAGCAAGCGGCCGAGCGTCTGTTCCTGCCGGAAAACATGCTCGGCAAGCAGGTGTTCAAGTTCAACGAAGCGGCGCTTCTGCGCGGCACGCTTAACGATCAGGCGAACTTCTTTGCCAAGGCGCTGGGTGCTGGCGGACATTCGCCATGGATGAAGCAGAACGAAGTACGCGAGACGGTGGACCTTCCCCGCGTAGACGACCCGGTTGCCGATCAACTGCGCAACCCAATGACACAGCAACCGAAGGGAAGCGGCAATGAGCCTCCTCAAACTGCCTGAAATCCGCGCCGATCACCGGCTGAATACCGCTCAGTACGAGATCCGTCCGGATGCGCTTGAGCGCTGGGAGCCGGACGTGCATGCGGCGGCCGGTGACGATTCGGCATCAATCTCGATTTACGACTCGATCGGCGACAACTGGGAAGGGACGGGCGTCACGGCGAAACGCGTCAGTGCGGCTCTTCGCAGCATCGGTGCCCGCGATCTGACGGTGAACGTCAACTCGCCGGGCGGCGACTTCTTCGAGGGCGTCGCGATTTACAACCTCCTGCGAGAGCACAAGGCCAAGGTGACCGTCAACGTGATGGGGATCGCCGCCTCGGCTGCCTCGGTCATTGCGATGGCAGGCGACGATATCCTGATGGGTGACGGCGCATTCCTGATGATCCACAACGCCTGGACTGTGGCCATCGGCAATCGGCACGACATCGCTCAGGCGGCTGAGGTTCTCGCGCCGTTCGATGCCGCGATGGCGAAGGTCTATTCGCAGCGCGCCGGCATCACCGAAGCCGAAGCGGCGGCGCTGATGGATAAGGAAACCTGGATCGGCGCCGAGCAGGCCGTCACAGATGGTTTCGCGACGGGACTGCTGGACAGCGCCAAGGTCGCGAAGGAATCCAATGCGAGCGGAAACCGCAAGGCACTCGCACTCATCGAGGCGTCCATGGCGCGAGCTGGCTATTCCCGCGGCGCGCGCCGGGATGCACTCAAAGCCCTATTCGACGGCACGCCGAGCGCTGCCGCTGGATCCGCCATGCCGGGCGCTGGCGACGACGTTGCAGCCTCGCTGCAAAACCTCATCAACGCTCTCCAAGGATAAGTCCATGAGCAAGAAACTCTTCATCGCCGCGCTCGCGGCAAACTTGACTGGCGTCGCACTGGCGGTCCCGCGCGGCATTCTTTGCGTACGCGCTGACGCCGGCTCCGGTGACGTCAAGGCGCTTGTCGAAGGCGTGCAGAAGGCATTCCATGAATTCAAGGCCGAGCACACGAAGCAACTCGACGCCGTGAAAGCTGGTCTGCCAGCGTCCGACATTACGGCGAAGGTCGAAAAGATCGGCGCTGATCTGGATGCGTTCCAGAAGGCTCTCGACGAGCACAGTGTGAAGATGGCAGCGCTCGAAATGGGTGGTGCCGGCGGCGGTGCGAAACTGCGTGACTCCGAGTACACGGACGCTTTCAAAGCGCACGTGAAGAAGGGGGACATCAATGCGGCACTGAACAAGGGGGCCGATGAGCAGGGCGGATACCTGACGCCGATCGAGTGGGATCGGACCATCGTAGACAAGCTGGTGTTGATTTCGCCGATGCGTCAGCTTGCTCAAGTGCAGGCGGTCTCGAGGGCGGGCTTTTCGAAACTGTTCAACTTGGGCGGCACGGCAAGCGGCTGGGTGGGGGAGACTGACGCTCGTCCGCAGACTAACACGGGCACGTTCGCATCGCTTTCGTTTGGATCGGGCGAGATTTACGCAAACCCGGCGGCCACGCAGGGCATCCTCGACGACAGCGAGATTGATCTGGAGAGCTGGCTCGCAGGCGAAGTGCAGACGGAGTTTTCGAAACAAGAAGGGCGCGCGTTTGTGTCGGGCGATGGCACGAAGAAGCCAACGGGCATTCTGACGTATGTCGCCGGTGCTGCGAACGCTGCTGTTCATCCCTTTGGGTCGATCGCACTCGTCAACAGCGGCGCGGCCGCAGCAATCACGTCCGACGGCATCATTGACCTGATCTACGACCTGCCGAGTGCGTTTACCGGCAATGCGCGTTTCACGATGAACCGGAACACGCAGCGTTTGGTTCGCAAGCTCAAGGACGGCCAGGGCAACTATCTGTGGCAGCCGTCGTTCGTCGCTGGTCAGCCGGCTACGCTCGCGGGCTATCCGGTGACAGAAGTGCCGGATATGCCGGACGTCGCAGCGAACTCGACGCCTATTCTCTTCGGAGATTTCAAGCAGACATATCTCATCGTCGACCGCATTGGCGTACGGGTCATGCGTGATCCGTACACGGCGAAGCCTTACGTTCTGTTCTACACGACGAAGCGTGTGGGCGGCGGCCTGCTGAACCCGGAGCCGATGCGCGCAATGAAGATTGCCGCTTCGGCGTAAGCGACGACAGTAGGCCGACGATTAGGGGGCTCCTTCGGGAGCCTCTTTCATTTGCGAGGAAGACATGGCAAAGCTCATCAAGGCGTTTCTCGGCGTTATGGATGGCGACATTTACCCTACCCAGTTCGAAGTCGGAGACGAATGCCCGCCGGAATTGGAAGCAGGCGCGCTGGAATTGGGTGCTTTGGGTGATGAATCGCTATCGCTTGAAGACATGACTGCGGCGCAGATCAAGACAGCGCTGGAAGCAAAGGGCATCGAGTATAAGGCGAGCGCGAGCAAGGCTGAACTGCTCGAATTGTTGAATGGCGCTGGAGCGTAAAGCATGCCGCTGGTGTCCATCGAACTTGCAGCGAAGTTCGTCAAACAGGATCTAGGCGCCGACGACGACGTCGTGCAAATGGCACTCGACGGTGCCACGCAGTCCGCAATCGACTACCTGAATCGTCAGGTCTTCGAAACCGATACCGCTTTGCAGGCCGCTGTTACGGCCGGTACGGCAGGGGATAGCCCGATGGTGGTAAACGCGGCGATCAAGGCGGCGATCCTGAAGACGACCGCTGAGTTGTACGTGAACCGTGAGGATTCGAGCATCGGGACCGTCGCGGAACTGCCGTTCAACGCGAAATCGCTCTTGCGGCCTCACCGAATCATTCCGGGGGTGTGATGCGCTCCGGAACTCTCACTCGACAAGTGCGGATCGAACGTCGGGGCGCCGGGAAGGATGATTTCGGCCAACCGTCCGACGGCTGGGTGCCGATCGGGGAACCGCTCTGGTGCAATGTCCGTGTCTCATCGGGCTCCGAGGCGATCAAGTCCGATATGCCTGTCGGCTCTGCCGCCGTGAGCGTCCGTGTGCGATATCGAACCGATATCGACAACGGCATGCGCGCGGTCTTGATCAAGTACGTCGCCGGCCAGCCGGTCGATGATGTGGTCTACAACATCCAAGAGCCGCTGCCTGATCACGCGGGGCGCGAGTACACCGACCTCGTTTGTGTATCGGAGCAAGGCGATGGCGGATGAGTGGAAGACCAGTGGATTCGACGAATCTGCTGCCGCACTGCTGAAGCTTGCGGACGACATGGCGGAATCGGCCCTTCGGTCGGCCGCCGTGGCCGGCGGCACGATTCTTCGTGACGAGGCCGCGTTGCGAGCGCCGCACGGGGAGACCGGAAACCTCGCGCGTGCGCTGTACCTGAAGTTTATTGAAGAGCGCTCGACTGAGACAAGCAAGATGTACTACGTCAGCATCCGCCGCGGGAAGAAGGGGGACGGCCGCGACGACGTTGCCTATTACGGTCTGATGGTCGAGTTCGGGCACTGGTACGTGCCGCCGAAGCCGAAAGGCGTCCGCTGGAAGTCTCACCGGGCGAGTGCCATCGGCAAGCACTGGGTGGCAGCAAGCCCCTACCTGCGGCCATCGTGGGAAGCACGCAAGACTGACGCCCTCGATGCCATGCGCAATCGTCTCAAGGAGAAGCTGTTGGAGATTCATGAGGCGCGCGGCAAATGATCGAACCACTCATTACCGGCGCATTGGCCGGAATTGCCTCTGGGCGAGTTTTCAACGCTACGGCACCGGCCAACGCACAGCGGCCCTACGCGATTTTCCAAAAAGTCGGCGGCCAGGACGCCAGTTCACTCGACGGATTGGCCGAGCGCATGAACGCTCGCGTGCAATTCGTTGTGTGGGCAAACACCGCAAAGGAGGCGGCGACTGTCATGCGACAGGTAATGGTGAGCCTCTGCGGTGATGAACTTAAGGGGGTGCCGGTTGGCGCCCCCGTGGGGCTTCACGAACCCGATACCGACTGGTACGGCGAGCGCCTCGACATTTCTTTCTGGTTCACCCCTTGATACATCAGGAGAACAGCTATGACCTCCCCGGCAATCTCGGCGCAGGGCAGTAAGCTTGAAATCGCGCCTCTCGGCGCCACGCCGACGTACACACGCATCAAAGGCTTCAAGTCGTTCACCGGCTTTGACGGCCAGTCGTCGGAAATCGACACGACCGATCTGGACAGCACGTCGAAGGAATATCTGCTCGGCCTGCGTGACAACGGCAACTTCAACTTCGATCTGAACGTGAATCGTACCGATCCCGGTCAGATCCTGCTCGAAGCGGCTCGGGCGAGCAGTGCAATGCATCTTTTCAAGCTCACGCTGCCCGACGGCCACGTGGCTACGTGGAACGGTCTGGTGAAAAGCACCCCGCTTCAAGGCGGAGTGGACGCGGTGCTGACCGGCACCGTGAATACGCGCATCAGCGGCGACGTGACTTGGACGGAGGGTCCGTGAAAGTACTTTCGAAAGATCAAATTCTGGCGGCGAATGATCGGAAGACCATCGACGTGCCGGTGCCCCAGTGGGGCGGCGTCGTCCGCCTTGCCGTCATGTCCGGCGCCGAACGCGATGCGTTTCATTCCTCGCGCGAGGGCGGCACAGGTACTCTTGGCGAGTTCGAGGCGTCGATTCTCGCGGCGACCATCGTTGATGCGGACGGCAATCAGGTATTCACCACCGAGGACATCGACGCGCTTCGAACCAAGAACAAGGACGTTCTCGACATGCTCACCAGCGAGGCCGCAAAGTTGAACGGCATCGGGCAAGCGGCGCTGGAGAGCGCGGAAAAAAACTCCGAAGCCGCCCCGAGCGGCGATTCTGGTTCCGGCTCGCTCTCCACCTCGGAATGAGCGTTCGGCAAGCTCAGCGGGAAATCGATTCCGCCGAGTTTGCCGAATGGGTCGCGTATTCGCGCATCGAGCAGTTCGGCAGCCCGATTGAGGATCTTCGCACCGGCGCGGTCGTGTCCATGCTTGCGAACATCAACCGCGATCGCAAGCGGCATCCCGAGCCCTTCGGCTTGCTCGACGTCCTTCCGTGGGCAGAGCATGGCGATTCGCAACCTGACGAACCGGTGCAACTCGCTGACCCGAAGGCGCAATCGGATCTGATTCGAGCCGCAATTTTCGGCATAGCGCCGACATCCGACTAACGCCCGCTGCGCGCGGGCATTCCTTATGATTTCACAATGAGTGACCTGATCGGAAAGGCCGTAATCGCCGTCGAGGCGAATACAACTGGCCTTAAGGCTGGCATGGCTGAAGGCGCTCAGTCGGTGAAGCAGCTCGAAGCCACTGCCACCGCCTCCGGTGCCAAGACAAGCGCGGCATTCAAGGGGGTGTCGGACGCGGCAACCTCGGGGGCTAGGGCAAGTGAATCGTCGATTCGCAGCTTCATGGCGTCCCTTGAGCGCCAGTCCGTGACTGTTTCACAGGGTAAGGCCGCATGGATGGAAATGCGTGCTGCCCAACTCGGCGTCGCGGATTCGGCAGCGCCGATGATCGCGGCCATGAAGAAGGCCGAGAACGGCGCGCACGAGATGAATTTCGCATCGGCCGCCGCGCGAAAAGAATTGATGGTGCTGGGGCACGAAGCGTCGACAGGGGCCTGGAAGAACTTCGGCGGGTCGCTGCTCGTACTTGGCGAGCGGACGGATGCCCTGGGCGCCATCATGTCGTCGACCGGCGTCACGGTTGGGCTCGTGAGTGCCTTCATCGGCGCCTTTGCGCTGGCAGCATTTCAGGGAAAGAGTGAGGCTGAAGCGTTTGCAAAGTCGCTGCAACTGACCGGAAATGCCGCTGGCGTTACTCGCGATGCTTTCAACTCGATGTCACTCGGCATTGCAGAGGGCACCAAAACCGGGGTTGGCACGGCGCGCGAAGCCCTGCAGGCACTGATTTCTACTGGGCGGTTCGCCGGGCAGAGCATGCAGACGCTTGGTGAGGACGTCGTAAAGTTGTCTGAACTGACCGGTGCGAAGCTCGAAGACATCGTTGCCGACTACGCCAAGATGCCGGACGGTGTGGCTAAGTGGGCGGCCGAGCATAACCGCAGCATGCACTTCATGGACACGGCGACGTATGAATATGTCCGATCCTTGGAAGAGGCAGGAAAGGTGTCCGAGGCAGTCCGTGTTGTTTCGGAGGCGCTCCATCGGCAACTGGTCACCGATGCTACTGAAAAACTGAGCGGCGCCGCCAAAGCGTGGCGAGATTTTCGGCTCGAAATTTCCAAGACGTGGGCGGAGCTGAAGCAAGGTTTCGGTACCGGCCCGACGAACACCGACAAGATCGACACGTTGCTCAACGAGCGGCGTGATTTGGAGTCGATGGCGAAGCGGGTCGGCGGTGGCGGCGATATGGCTCGTGAGCGTATCGCAAGCATCGATAAGCAGATTGCCTCACTCCAGTCGTTGAACATCGAGGAGCAGCGACTGGCGGAAGGAAGCGCGCGGCGCGCTCGCGAAGCGCAGGCGGGAATTGCAGCAACCGATGCTCTCCACAAGCAGCGACTCCAATACGACAAGGGATACGCCCGGCAGAACGCTCTGGATCAGTTCGATCGTCACGTCTCAGACCTTCGTACAGCTAATCCGAATAGCCCCGAACTGGACCCGAAGGCATTGGTTGCGACCCGAAAAGGGATTATCGAGCAGTTCACGGACAAAAAGGCCGAGTCGGACGCGCAGAATGCCCTCAATGCACGTCTTGAAGCGTTGCAGCAGCAGTTCAAAGCGGAGGAAGACGGACTAAAGTCGAATCTTGCTCACATCAAGAGTCTGCGAGAGCAGGGGTTAATGTCGCTCCAGGACGAGTTGCAGCAAGAGCATGACGCGCGTCAGCAATCGCTGACCAAGCAATTGGGAATCGTGCAGCAGCAGGAGGATCTGGCGAAGGGCAAAAAGCAGCTTGCCGCGCTTCAGAAGTACGCGGGTGAAGAGGCCCAGATTCGGCAGAAGCTCGCCGAGAATGACCGGAAATTCTCGGATGATTCGACGGCACTTCAACAGAAGCAGGCGCGGGACCTTGAGGCGTATACGGTCACGCTACGCAAGTCGTTGCAGACACGTCAGGACGCAATTAGTCAGAGCGTGCAGTCGGTTGGCATGGGCGACGTTGCACGTGATCAATTCTCACGGCTTACGGCGGCGGCGAAAGAGTATGACCAGAAGCTATCCGAACTGACCCGCTCGCGCGTAGAGAACAAGCTCGACGCGTCGCAATATGACGCGCAGGTCCGCGCTTTGCAGGACTTCTATGATCGTCGGGTTGCGTTGGAGTATGACGCAACCGACCGGCTTCGCGAGGCGCAGGGCAATTGGTTGAGCGGTGCCAATCGAGCTTGGGAGAACTATCGGGATCACGCTGGAAACATCTCCAATCAGGTGGCGGCGGGTTTCACGTCGCTGTATGACGGACTCACGGATGCTGCGGCGAAGTGGGCGACGGGGACAAAAGTCAGCATTGGCGACATCGGTATCGCGTTCGCGCAGGAGCTGATCAAGATGCAGATGCGGGCAGCGGCTACACCGATCTTCGGGGCGCTTACGGGGCTACTCGGCAACTGGTTCGGCGGTGGTGGTGAACAGGCCAGTGGATACTCGAGCGCAGCAGTGGGGGGCGGCTTGGGTGCGTCGTACAGCGGATCGTTCGGCGGGCTTGGCGGCACTTCTGGGATGTTCACGATGCCGAGCGCCAAGGGAAATGCCTTTGCCGGCGGCGCTGCACTGCATGCCTTCGCCAGCGGCGGTGCGTTTACCAACAGCATAGCCTCATCGCCCACGATCGCGCCGTTGGCGCTGTTCGGTGAGGCCGGACCCGAAGCAATCATGCCGCTTTCACGCGGTGCCGACGGATCGTTGGGGGTGCGCGCAACACTCGACGTCGGGACGTCGTCGCCGGCCGGTGCGCCACAGGCATCTGACCTTCGTGTTGAACTGGTCAACCAGACGTCTCAACCCATGCAGGTCAGGAGCGCAACGCCACAGTTCGATGCAACGGGGTTGGTCGTGAAAATCGTCATTGATGATCTCCAGCGTGGTGGCCCGATTCGCTCGGCAATTCAAGGTATGCCAAAGCAATGAGGCCCCAGTTCCCTTCATACATGCCAGCGCCGATGGCGTCGGCCTTCACTCAGTCGCCGGACTATGCCGTCATTACGACGGAAATGGACGCGGGACCGGACAAGCAGCGGCCGCGAAACTCGTTGGCGAAGGTCTCGCGAAGCGTTCAGTTCATTCTCGACAAGCTCGACAAGCGCAACGCTTTTGAGGAGTGGTTGCGCGTCGATCTGTCCGGTGGCGTGTTGTGGTTTGACTGGCGAGATCCGTTATATGGCACGACGAAGATCGCGCGAATCGTCGGGGGAAAAGTCGAATTTTCCTCGCAGGGTTCGCTCGATGTCTGGGTGGTGAGGTTCACCATGGAGACCTACGGCTGATGGCTAGACAGTATTCCCCGAGGTATCGCCAGACCATCAACGCTGTTTCGGCGCCGGAATCTCGGCTGCTGCTCCTGCAAATCAACCATCCCGACTTGGCGGTGCCGATCCGCGTCGTATGCGACACGCAGGATGTCACCTGCAATGGCAACGTGTACACGGCAATGGCATTCAGCTGCTCGCTACCTGACGATCAACAGGGGCGGCTGCCTCAGGCGAGCATCGAGATCGACAATGTGAGCCGTGAGCTCACGCAATGGCTGGAAGTCAGTCGTGGCGGCGTTGGTGCAACAGCCACGTTTTCGGAGATTCTGCGCAGCGTGCCCGATCACATTGAATGGAGCATAACGATGGATATGTCGAAGGTGTCCGTCGTTTCGCAGAAGATCGTCGCAACGTTGGGGTTTCTCGACACGCTCAATCAGCAGGCGGTCGCGGTTCAGTTTCGACCCGATACTTCTCCCGGGGTGTTCTGATGGTGCATTGGAGCGACCGTTACATGTTCCGCCCATATGAGCTGAACCGATTCGATTGCGGTGACTTGGCGCGCTTGGTGCTCAAGGAAGTGTTTGGCCGCGACGTCGGAATTCCGCGCGCACGTGGTGAGGGACCGTTTGCGGACTCGGCACTGGTTGCGCGCTGCTGCGACGAAATCGGTGAGCGGACCAAAGAACCCGCCGACGGGGATGCTGTGGTCATGATCGCGCGAGGTCGGCTCGCGCATGTCGGCGTGTACTACGAGCAAAACGGCGTGGCGTGGGTGCTTCACAACTCTCGTGAAGCTATGCAGGTGGTTCGCCACCGCGTTCGAGAACTGGAGGGAAGCGGCTTCAAACTGGACGGATTCTACAAATGGAAGTGATTGAGCGTCAGGCGCCCGCATTGGTGCATATGCCGCACCCGTTGACGTCTGATGGGCGAGCAGTCTTTTACGCAGGGTTTCTTGACGATGAGACGATCGGCGACTACCTGGCGCGGCATGGTGTGAAACTCCCGTACGGCGCTGTTTCCTTATGGTGCAACGGCATCCCTGTGCCATCGGAGAACTGGGAGCACCTGATTCCGCAAGCTGGCGACAGGATTGTGATTCGGACCACGCTGGAAGGCGGTGGAGGTGGTGTCGGTAAGGTGCTGCGCACGGTAGCGCTTGTCGCTGTAGCGGCTTTCGCGCCGCAGCTTGGCGCTATGGCGGTCTCTCAGTTTGGCGGGATCGGCCTGGCAGCGACTCTGGGCGCAAACGGAATCTTGGTAGCGAACGGGCTTGCGGCCGCCGCGATCATGGTCGGTGGCTCTCTCCTCGTCAATGCGTTGTTGCCGCCGCCCAGGGCATCGTTTAACTCGGTCAATCAGCCGAACAGTCAAACTCCGACGTACTCGCTTACCGGCGGTCGAAACTCGGTACGGCAGTACGAGCCGATGCTCGTGTGTGTCGGCTACAACAAAGTGGTCCCCGATCTCGCGAGTACGCCCTACACGGAATTCTATGACCACAAGCAATACCTTTATCAGGCGTTTCACTTCGGTCTATCGGATGTCACCCTTTCCGATTTCAAAATCGGGGACACGCCAATAGGGAGTTACGAAGATGTTTCGATTGAGGTCAGCGGTGCCGATGGCAAGCTGTCTTTAATCGCCGGAAACGTTGATAGCCAAAACGTCCAGGATCTATCCGCCGGAACGGGTTGGGTGCAACGGACGACGTCGGTCGACACTATAGCGATCGCCGTGGATATCGTGGCAACCCTGTACCACGTCAATGATCAGGGGGGATTGGACTCTCGGTCGGTGGCGTTCCAGATGCAGTATCGGGTGGCTGGCACCGGCAACTGGCTCGACTTTGGCGGCGGTGTCGTGACAATTACGGGCGCAACACAATCGCCGCAGCGCTATACGTTTCGCGGCTATGTGGCTCGTGGTCAGTTTGATGTACGGGTTCAAAAGCTGACAGAGGACGCCGCTGACTCGCGCGATTCAAACGCGGTTTCATGGTCGCAGCTTCGGAGTTATCAGCAGGACTCTGGAGACTACACGGGGCAGACCCGCGTCGGCGTTCGCATTCTCGCATCCGCGCAGTTGAACGGCTCCATCGATACCTTTTCGGCGATGGCCACCGCAGTCTGTCCCGTTTGGACCGGTACGTCGTGGGTGACGAAGGCAACCAGCAACCCAGGGTGGTGGTTCCTGTGGTGGGCACGAGGCAAATTTATCAACGGGCGCAGGATCTACGGGGCTGGATTGCCCGACAGTCGAATCGACATCGAGGGCATCAAAGAGTTTGCGGCGTATTGCGACTCGAAAGGTCTGACTGTGAATTTCGTGCAGGGCGCCGGTCTGAGCATCGGTGCGATGGCCGATCAGATTGCCTTGTGCGGGGACGGATCCTCTACTTGGTTGACTGGCAAGCTTGGTGTTGTGTGGGATGCACCTGATCAGCCGTCAGTTATGCAATTCGGGCCGTTCAACATCAAGCGAGACTCGTTTCAGGTCGAGTACAACACGGAAAACTTGGCCGACGAGATCATCGTGAACTTTACCAATCCGGATAAGGGATGGGTTGTCGATCAGGTTCGAGCGAAGCCGCCAAACGTGACTGCGCCCACGAATCCGGTGACTCTCGACTTTGTGGGGTGTACGAGTGTCACGCTTGCGGGGCGGAAGGCCAATTTGATGGCTGCCGGTCAGTACTATCATCGGCGCAAAGTTACTTGGGTGTCTGATCTTGAGGGGTTCGTCGCACAGCGTGGCGACGTCGTGGAACTGTCGCACGATATGACGGCCTGGAGTTATTCAGGGCGACTGCTTGGCGGGGATCGAGACACGTTGCGCCTGGACCGGTCAGTCCCACTGGCACAAACACAGGGGTATGTGGGCGTTCGATTCCCGGATGGCACTTACAGAGTGTTCGGTGTGAATGGTGGGGCAGGCATGAGCGACACGCTTAAGCTGACCCGAGGCATCCCGGCGGAATTGCCGGTTCCGGACGAACATGCAGAGATGGTTCCATATGACTGGGTGTTCGTCTATGACCCATTGGCCACGCCCGGCAAGCGGGTAAAGATCACATCGGTAACGCCTCAGAGCGGCGGGAACGAAGTGCAGATCATCGCCACCGATGAGGAGGCTGGGTATTACGCAGCAGCGGCGGGCGGTTATGACTACGTGCCGCCTCGACAGTACAGTCACCTAAATGGAGACGTGCTTTCGTTGATGTTTAACGAGCAGCTGCTTGATGGGGCAACTGGGCGAACACGCGTGATCCTGAGTTGGACCACCGGGGTGCCGACAAAAGCCAGTGTTTTTGTGTCGATCGACGACGGCCCGCCTACGCGATATGAAGTCGACGGCAATAGCCTTGAGATTCAAGCGTATTCGAACGACGTTGTTCAAGCGTCAGTTCAGCCGGCGCCTCTGGTTCAGTTGCAGCAGTCTGCGCAGGGCAAGAGCGGGCGATATGTCGTGCAGGGCTTGCTTCAAGCTCTGGCGACGCCGCGCAACGTATCGACTGTCTATCGCGACCAACTCACTCACGTTATTTGGAGTGAGGTCGTTGATCCGAGAGCCATCGACTATGAGGTCCGCCAGGGGGCGACGTGGCAGAGCGCGAGCCTTGTCGTGAACACGCCGGTTACCGATATCGTCGCGGTGGGGGATGGGACGTATTGGATTGCAACGCGGTATCAGTCTCCGATAGGTAGCGTTCTGTATTCACCGCCGGCATCCATTGTGATCGCTGGTGCATCTCTCGTCCGAAACGTGATTGCGGTCCACGAAGAGGCGCCGGATTGGAGTGGCACTTTGACCGGCGGCGCTGCCGTTAATGGGGGCGTGTTGATTCTCGCAGGTCAAGGCGACATCCTGAGCGAAACAAACGTGCTCGGCGTGCCTAACGTGCTTGAGTACGGCGGCGTCGCTGGAGCGGGTAGTTACACAATTCCGACCTCACACGAGATTGATATTGGTCGAGTGGCCGCGTGCCAACTGCTCATCACTTCGTCGGTGCACGGTATTCGTTCGACTGAAAATATCCTGGCTGCAATCAATGTTTTTGATAATCCAGATGTGCTGGGCGAAGCGCTCGGCCTTTCTGTGTCTGCAAAGCCGCAGATTGCCGTGGCTCAGGCAGACGGCGTCTTCGGACCGTGGAGGGACTTCTTGCCGGGCATATACAGCGGTCGCAAATTTACCGCGCGGTTGCTCCTGGAGTCTACCGATCCGGCGATTCATCCAGCTGTTGATCAGTTCAGTTTCGCGGTCGATGTACCTGACAGATTGGACACTGGAACGAATGTTCCTGTGGCGGCTGGAGGTGCCACTGTAACGTTCGCCAGTTCCTTCAATGCCGGGCCGAACGCCGATCCGCAGCCGCACGTGCAGATCACGTTGCTCAACGCGATCGCCGGAGATCAGGTGGTTCTGACAAACTCGACACTTGCAGGCTTCAACGTCAAAGTGGTGAACGGATCTGCCGACGTGGCGAGAAGCATCAACTGGTCGGCACAGGGATACTGAGCGCCGAACGCACAAACAGGGACCACTTAGGTGGTCTTTTTTTTGAGGAAATTATGTCGCAGGACTCTCTTATTCTTCCGACGACCGGGACGTTGTCTGGCCTTGCGCTCGTGATGGCGTTGAATGATGCGCTCGCGAACTTGGACAGCTTGACATCCGGCGCAACAGACCCGTCCTCCTTGCCTGGTGGTGTAAGACCGTTTTCTCTGTGGATGGACACCTCCGTGACGCCCGCGGTGGTCCGTCAGCGAAATGCCACGAACGATGGGTGGGGTGCGCCCTCGGTGGCACCGGCAACGCAGCCGCAGCACGCCGTGCAGTTCGGCCAAATGCAGGCCTCTATGCTTGGTGCCAGTGCAGTTACTCTTGTCCCAACTGCAACGACTCTCACGTCGGCAAATGCAGGTCAGCTACTCGTATTCTCTTCGGGCGTCGTTGGAACCCTTCCTGCGGCATCGAGCATCAAATCAGGGCAGGGACTCCAGTTCTTTTCGATTGTTGCCGGCGCATCAGTGGCGCGGGCAGGAACGACGAACACGATCACGGTAGGAAGCGCCAACGTCACGTCGATCGCGTTGAACGCAGGGGACACCCTCACACTGATTTCGAATGGATCGAATGGTTGGTATGCGATCGACGGGTCCGCGCAACTCCAATACGCCGCATCGATGCAATCGGCGCAGTCTCTCGGACAAAATGGATACCGAAAGTTACCGGCGTATCCTGGCGACCCGGTACCACTAGTTGTTCAATGGGGTATTGCAAATACTGGCGCGAGCCCCGCCGCCGTTACGTTTCCGATCGCGTTTCCGAACGCCTGTAGGTCCGTAACGCTCGGGGCAAATTACTCGACTTCGCCAGCGGGTGCGCAAATTACGAGTGGACCTTCCACTACGGGCTTCTCGCTTCAAATGACAACGTTCACGGGAACAAATCTGACGGGTCAGAGCGTGGCTTGGATGGCGATCGGAAACTGAGGATGACTATGGGACAAAAATTTGCGGGTTTCGATTCAAACGGCGCAATCGTGGCGTTCTTCGACAGTGAGGATAGCCCTGCGCCGGAGGGTACCGATAATCTGATTGAGATTTCCGACGACGAGTGGCGCGCTTGCTTAGTCACGCCGGGTTACACAGTGCTAGACGGGGAGTTGCGGGCTCCGTCGCCTGCTGCACTTTTGGCGCAAGCGCAGGCAACGAAAATGTCAGCGCTGCATCTCGACTACCTCACTGCTTCGCAGATCGACGTGACGTACAAATCAGCCAGTGGGGTGGCGACAAGGTATCAAGCGGATAGCGAGAGCCAAGCTAGATTGCTTGTCGCGACAACGGGGTACGGATTATCAGGGGCGACGCCGACGGGCTTCTACTGGGTAGCTCGCGACAACACTCAAGTTCCATTTACATTAGATGATCTGAAGGGGCTGTACGGCGTAATGCTCGTTCAAGGGAATACGGAGTTCAACAAGCTTCAGACCCTGAAGGCAAAAGTGCGCACTGCCGAGACTGTCGAATCGGTCGGAGCTATCACTTGGGGCTAAGACAGTTGAGCAATTTTCATCAAGGAATTTGCTCCGGCATCACTCGATTCGGCGTTTTGGTTTCAGTGTAATATGGCGACCGAAAATAATGAGTCGAGAGCAACTAAGTGAATAGCAATCCCGGGGACGTCCATGCACGTGTGTATCGGGCGGACATTGACGGACTTCGCGCAGTAGCGGTGTTGTCGGTCCTGGTGTTTCACGCTTTTCCGGCGGCGCTTCCGGGAGGGTTTGTCGGTGTCGACGTATTCTTCGTGATCTCCGGTTATCTGATCACGTCGATCCTTGTCAATCAAATTGACTCTGGCCGCTACAGCATCTTAGATTTCTACGCTCGCCGTGTGCGCCGGATTTTTCCTGCGCTGGGCTTGGTGCTAGCTGCAAGTCTGACGTTCGGCTGGATATCTTTGCTTCCCGATGAGTTTGCGGCGCTTGGCCGGCATGTGGCTGGCGGCGCGGCATTTGTTTCCAACTTTGTGTTGCGCGGTGAGGCCGGATATTTTGACACATCAGGGGAGATGAAGCCATTGCTTCATCTGTGGTCCCTTGGGGTTGAAGAGCAGTTTTACCTCGTTTGGCCGCTCATGCTGTACGCGGTGTCGCGATTTCGGATGCCGCGATACCTCATGCTGCTGATCGGGCTAGTCACCTCGTTCTCGATTAGCGTATGGCTCACTCATCGCAGCCCAGTGTATGCCTTCTATCATCCACTCCCGCGGTTTTGGGAGCTGTTGGTGGGAGGCGCACTGGCGTGTGCGCCACGTTTTTCCTCGACTCTTCAGAAAAACGGGAAACTGGCAGATGGTGCCGCCGCTCTTGGGATTGCAGGAGTTATCGGTGCAATCGCGTTGCTGAACTCGGACAGTCTTTTCCCTGGCTGGCGTGCGTTGTTCCCTGTGGTTGGTTCTGCGCTCATTATCGGCGCCGGCCCCGCAGCGTGGCTGAATAGGAAACTACTCGCTCACCCTATTGCCGTTTCCCTCGGTTTAATCAGTTACCCGTTGTACCTCTGGCATTGGCCACTACTGTCGTTTGCGAACATACTCTTCGCTGGGGCGCCGCCAGTCCCGGTTCGAATTGGGTTGCTAGTAGTGGCACTCCTGCTCGCATACCTCACGTATCGATTGGTTGAGCTACCGCTACGAACTAAGCCTCGTATCCTCGCGAAGCCAGCGGTGCTTTGTGCCGTCGTCTGGTGCTGTGGAGTTGTTGGTTTCATGGTCCTAAGCAATGGAGGCGTGGCATCAAGGGCCGTCGTCGCCATCAATGCCGAAAACACGGTCAATGCAGATTTGGCTACTGCCGGTCTTGGCAAAGGGAATGATCTTGTCGAACCCGGATGCGGGGTGCCAGCCGCGGATGCGGGGTTGTTCCTTTGGTGCTATCACGATAAGCGCCAGAAGCCTACTGCCGCTGTGTGGGGAGATAGCCACGCTAACGCGTTGTACTGGGGACTCGTGCGTGAATCGGAGCCATCAATGAGGTGGTTGCATATCGGTCGCCCGAGTTGCCCTCCGATGATCGGTGCAAACATTGATCCTGATTGTGATCGTGCTAACAGGGTGGCGTTAAGTGCGTTGACTCAGGACGAAACCATCAAACTCGTGCTGATTACCGGAGCGAAGTGGGCCATTTCTGATAAGCGATACCCGAACAAGGAAAGCGGCAGGCGAGCAACCGATTCGGGTGAAGCCGGACTCGCAGCAACTATTGCTGCTCTGGAAGCGGCTCATAAGCGCGTCGTGTTCACGATCGATAATCCAGAATTTGCAGATCCGAAACGGTGCATGACGTCCCGCGAGACATCCTCAGCGGCGTTCAATCATTTGCTGGCATACCGTAAGCCCGCTACCTGCTCTATGACTCTGGAAGAGCTCTACAAAGAGACAAAGAGCTATCGCGCGATGGTTGCCCGCTTGAAAGAAAGCTTCCCCAATGTGCTCGTCTACGATCCCACGTCTGTTCTTTGTGATGTTGCGGCAGACGAATGCTCGATGTGGCGTGGACGGGATTTCCTGTATAGCTATGGAGACCATATTTCTGATGTTGCCAACGGGCTAATTGCTAGTCGCCTGCTACCAATGATTCGGTCATGGACTCACGTCGCAAATTAGCGCAGTAGATTGCGCACTCTTCATCAAAGCCGCCTTCGGGCGGCTTTTTCATTTCCACATCGGGCGCGGGGGCGCTCAAGGGACAAACCAATGGCAGAACCAACATCGAGTGCCGTGGCGGCCGCATTGGCCGTGGTGGTGAAGGTGCTTCCGGGGGCAATCGGATCGCTGATTGCGCTCCGATTCATCGGTGAAGGGCTGACGAAGAAACAAAAAGCGATGTCGTTCGCGGCCGGCGCGGCGATGTCCTACTACCTCAGTCCGTTGGTCGTGATGTATTTCGCGATCACGGACGCCGGCGCACAGCAGGCGTTCGGGTTCTTGATGGGGCTGTTCGGCCTGGCGCTTGCAAAGGAAGTGTTCAAGGAAATCAACGATGCCGACCTGATCGGGGCTCTCAAGCGGCGACTCTCCGGAGGGCTTGAAAAATGATCTGGGTATCGGTGTTCTTTGCCGCTAACGTCGTCGTTCTCGGCGCATGCATTTGGGTGACGCTGAGTGATGCGATCGCGACGGGGTTCTGGGGCACGACGGGCTTTGTCGCCATCGGTCTGGCGTCGGCCGGCAACCTATTCAAGCCGTTCTGGATGCGCCATGCGATCGACGGTCCCGAGGTATTAATGCTCGTCGGGATGGCGATTGTCGGCGTGTGGCTGATGGCCCGGAAGGCGTACTGGGCAAACAAGGAGCGAAAGCATGGGTAACTACGACTCAAACCTACTCAAGGCTGAATTGACTCGCGATGAAGGTCGGCGGTTACGCATCTACGTCGACACCGTCGGCAAGGTGAGTGGTGGCGTTGGTAGGAACCTGACGGACAAGGGATTCCGAGACGACGAAATCGACCTGATGTACCGGAACGACGTGGCCGAGACTGAGGCTTGGCTTGACCGAAACCTTCCGTGGTGGACGTCGCTCGATCCGGTGCGTCAGCGCGTGATGATGAACATGGCGTTCAACATGCAGGGCAAGTTGCTCGGCTTCCGGAATTTTCTCTCAGCTGCGCAGCGTGGAGACTGGGCAACGGCCGCCACTGAGATGCTCGACAGTCTGTGGGCGCGTCAGGTCGGCGACAGAGCAAAGCGACTCGCATCGATGATGGAGTTTGGCCGATGAGTTGGATCGATCCGCGCCTATGGGGTGCATTCCTTCTCGCCGTGGTGCTTGCGGCCGGCGGCGGCTACTGGAAGGGGCACCACGACGCCAACCAGTCGGCTACGGTCGCCAGTCAGGCAAAGCAGATCAGCGACCTGACAGCTTCCAATAACCTCTATCGCCAGACGACGAAAACGCTGGCTGGGATATCCGACGATGCAAAGAAAAAAGCTGACCAAGCTCTGGCCGACGCTCGTACCGCTGATGCTGCTGCTGACGGCCTGCGCAAACGAGTCGCAGAGCTTGTCGCCGCTGCGAAACATTCCACCACTGCCAGCGGAAGCGCGCCAGCCGGTGTCGGAACAGATCCCCTCGATTTGCTCGCAGGGCTGTTCAGTCGGACTGACGAAGCTGCGGGAGACATCGCGCGATTCGCTGACGCTGCCCACATCGCAGGACTTGCCTGCGAGCGGAGCTATGACGCGCTGACGAGGTCGAATCGTGAGAAGTGA